ACCGACCCACATAGGCCGTATAATCAGTGGTAGTGAAGGGTTGACCATCTAGCACTCGCTAGGGGTGGTTACTTAAGCATCTCAACTATATTACTTTCTAAGTCACGAATCCCTTTATGGTAAAGATCAGTAATACCGCCCCTAAAAGATATTATACAGGACTGACCATTAATATTGATGGGGGTGTTAGAGGGTAGATTACTGAACACAGACAAAGTGTTTCTCATGTCGGACAACTGACGTGTAAGCCTACTCAGATTATCAACTCTTTCCGTATCGGTCATCACTCCACCTCCATCACACAAGCCACTTCTTCACCATCGGGGGTGGGCTCGTGTTTGAGGGAGTAGGCCCATTGTGAATTACCTTCTTCAAGGCAGAAAAACCAACCTGAGCCAACCTTCAGCATTAGGTAGTTTAAGTCACACTCTTCCTTATAGTCTGTCAGGAGGTCTTTATTGCTACTCACCCAATAAAACTCCGCATCTTTCGGTGCATTAAATTTCGCTATGTGTTCGGCTATCTTTTGGTCTCGTTCGTTCATTTGTTCCCCTTGGCTACCATCAGGCGCTCTTCTAGTTTGTCGTTTCGTTCATCAAGCTTTGTGATAACGCGCTTGTAGTCCGCGTTGGCTTTTCTTAATGCCCTGTTCTCTACATAGAGGCGGGCGACTTGTTTGGTTAGGAATGTGCGGGTGGTGGTCATTTGGTGGTCTTCTCTAGTCTACGTGCGTTTAATTCATTCCCAATTATTCGTTTAGCTCTAATAAGTGTCTTCATTTTATTCTCAAGGAATTTTACAGTATGGTGAAGGTGTTGTACGTCCATTTCACCAACCATAAGTTTTTGACCATTCGCAAACCACCTGAAGTCTTCATCTCGCATGCGCTCCCTTTCGTTATTCGTTTACCCTAATTTAGCACTTGTCAACGTGGGTGTCAAGGTTTATTTTGTCTAAGTGTGAAATTAATTGCTTTCCATCTTCTTCGTGTACCCTAAGCGTAAATGTTACCTTTCGGCTTTTACCAAGTGACCTAACACCCTCCTTAAACGCTTCGGTGCTCGGTAGGGCCTCGCGGTCTGCGGGGGTCATTTGTCTTCATCCTTTTCTTTGTCGTCTAATAGCACACCCACGGCCCACATGGTGAGGGCGAGGGCGATTACGGAGAGGTAGGTTATATCCATTCTTGCTCCTTCTTTTCAATTTGATTAGTTTGCTGTTGTTATTTCCAACCCGCAATGTTGACATGGAGCATTTTTACTTATCAATTGCGATAACACAAGGTCATCAATTATCACACTACCATCACAAAGCGGAGTGTAAGTGCTATCATCATTTGAGATGTAGGTGCAGATTTCCACATTTCGCCTAGCATCTTCTACTGTGATTGTGCTATCATGTTTTCCATCATCTATCCACTTAAAAGTTTTTATCATCTCGTTTGGATAGGCAATGCCCAACTCACTATGCATTGACTTTAGTGTGTGCGCAGTCGCTAATAGCCCCTTTAAATCAATTAAAAAAGCTTCTAAATTACTTGCATCAGTTACGTTGAATATGTCGTTTATTGTTGTTATCTCGTGTTGCTTACTCATTTTAATACCCTACTCTTTCGTGTTGTAGTTCGTTTTTCATTACCATATAGCAGAATGTTGCACTCCGTGTGCCTATTCTGCGCTTCTTATAACTCTGTAAATCTTTGTCCATCTCTTTAACTGCATGTGAAAATCTTGTGTGTGAAAACCCACGTGAACCACTCCGACTCTCACAGAAAACTTTAATTTCTGATAGTGTCATTAAATCATGAACACCCCGTTCTATTTCTTGCTCTTCAGGGCTTCTGAAATACTTATTAAGTAAATCACGCTCCACATTCATAACTTCATACTCTTTGGAGTCTTCAGCCAACACAATGTGATCCTCTTTTGTTAATTCCCAAATGCGCTCTTTTTCCTCTTCCTTTGGCCTATCTTCATAGGCTCGCCACATTTCAACAAACAAAGCGATTTTGTCTATTTTCTTAAGAAGTGGAAAGTCAACAGATAAAACCTCTATAGGCATTATTCTATTATTACCTGTGTGGTCATTAATGATGTCAGTTTGATTTGATGTGGTAGCGATAATAGCCAACCTATTAAAAACTTGGTTCGTCCTAGCGTATGGAGCCCTTAAGTCAAAGCGGGTTTTAGATGTTAAACTTTTAAAGCGCTTTGTATCCTTCACAGCATCACCCGTGTGCTCATCTATTAAAACAATTAACTTCTGACACATCAAAAGCTCATCATCTTTGCCACGGCTCAAATCAGACTCACCCGCATACATTATTAACTCTTCAGGTAGTAAGCGCCTAATAAATTCAGTCTTACCAGTTAAACCTACACCAACTAAACTAAGCACATACCTAATAGGCCATCCATGAATAGAAGCAATCGCACCAATTAACCAACGTCTTATATAAATGTTTTTTGTAATATCATTCTTGGCGCTAATAGCATCACAAATTCTAGAAAGCTCACCATTGGTCTTCATGTCCTTATGTTTCTCGTAAAACTCTTGAAAAGGATTATAAGAAGGCATCTCATCACTACTTATCAAATCACACAATAACTTTGGGGTTAATGATTTAGAGTCAAAATCAATCTGAGCCTTAAACACAATAGATTTTAATTTGGGATCTGTTAAAGGCTGTCTTTCAAGTTCATACATACTTGTGACTTCATTAAGTTTTACTGGGTAGTTTGCAGATATCCACTCCTTAAGCGCTATATTTAGCTTTGCGGGTGAATCACCAATATCTGATAAATCCAAAACACTTGAACTCTCGATAGCTTTAACTAATGAGTCAGCATCAATCTTTGATAAACCCTTGAGCTCTTGGAGCTCCGTGCTGATCTCAGCATCAGTTATACCCTTACCTTTACGAACTAAAGCAAATGGTAGTGTGTCACTATTAAATTTAGGTAATCTAACACCTTCATTTTTTAAATAGTAATACAACGTACCTATACCTACACCCGACTTGCCCGATTTCAAACAAGCGTTGTACTGAGCATCACATGTGTTGATCTTGTATTTATCACTAACGCTAGACAATTGATGAAAGTAACCACGACCCTCTTCTTGGAGTTCATCCGCTAAAGCAAAACCTACACGTAACCACGTGGAGTGTGATTCACAGATATTAACATTGCTATCTACAGCTATTTTCATTATTTGGTGGATTTGATCATTAGTACAGACCATAGGTCTAAATTTAGGCGCTACTTCTTTTTTCTTTTTTGGGCATGGTGAAGGTTTTGAATTCTTATTAATTTTGATTTTTGGATCATAACTAACATAGCGACAGCTAGCGGGATTCTTTGGTGAATCGTCTACACGTAATCCGTAAGTAGTGAAATAATACTCTTCAAGCCAATCAAAAGACTCTTTGTGTTTTAGTGGGTTAACTTTGACGATAACAAAAAAACCACATCCACGGATGCTATCTGAAAGCGCGTAAGTGTACGGGTCGTTTTCAATACCACATGTTTGCACAACACCATCCACAACTTCAATATGGTCAAAATCCATGCATATAAAACCACTATGACTTAGTAAATTGACTTCTAAGCGTTTTGAAAACGTTCCCGAAATAGTAACACATGGCATTTTCCTTTTGATATCCGCTTGCTTTTTTTCGTCTTTTTCACCACGAACCCTCTCAACACCTGACTTCCAAACGCCCAAGCGAACACTGTCTATAAAACTATCTATATCCAAAGTTTCAACTGGTGTTGTATCTTTTGGATGGTTAAATCTGTTTATTTTCATAACACCGCCTCAACTCCACATTTTTCTAAAGCCCATAGTGGCCAACTGTTTTTTTTATCCCAATTATATACCGTTGGCTCACTCACATCTAAGAATTCAGCCACCTCAATACCTGTTTTATTCAATTTAAACTTGATTCTCCTTAACATCTTCACCTCTCTAAAATAAATTCTGAAATTAAAATAGCTTAAAAATACTTTAGCGTCAATACATTCTTTGGGTAAATCTTAATATTCTTTTGGTATTTGTTGCAATGTTGCTGTTGCAGAGTACCGTTTAAACCAAATAGTATTTTCATGTTTTGTTTTTGTAATCAAAATAAAAAAATAAATAATCCATTTACTACTACTTTATTAGTGCAACATTGCAACAATTGATATATATCGTCTCTATCCCTTGTGGTTACTGAGAAAACCATGTTGCAAAGATGTTGCAAAGATGTTGCAATGTTGCACTTTGCTTTTATTTGGCATTTCAGCACTTTTTGACTATATTGAATAAATGAGCGATTATTACGCAGGACGACCTGCACACCTAGAAGAAGAAGATATGGAAACCATCGGCAAGATGATTGACGCATACTTCGCAAAAACAGACAGGCCTATTATCTCAGGCCTTTGTCATCACCTTGGATTTGAATCTAGACAAAGCTTCTACGACTACGAAAAGAAGCCCGCATTCTCTTACATTTTAAAAAGAGCACGCAATCAAATTGAGATGACACTTGAAAATAAGCTGACCGATAGAGAGCACGCAACAGCAGGTGTGATCTTTGGTCTTAAGCAGTTTGGATGGAAAGACACGGTTGAGCAAACCAACATTGAAGCTGAGAAGATACCCATTCCTAAGTTTGGTGAATAGATGGAATTAGCATCCCCTAAGCTTGAGCTATTCTACACCAAAGGCAAGATTAAAGGTGCTGTTGGTGGGCGTGGCTCCGTTAAGTCTTGGGGTTGGGCTCAGGCACTTGTTATATTCATGACCAACTACAGGATGCGAATCCTTTGTTGTCGTGAGATTCAGAAGTCTATTAAGGCTTCATCTTATCAGTTAATCGTTGACACCATTGAACGCTATGG